TGCAATTTCCGTTGCAAGCACAACTCCATTTACAACATTTGAAGGCATCACAACAACCAAGGGTTATGCTAAGATCGGAGCAGAAATTATCTACTATGATAGCATCGGTTCTGGAACACTTGGTATCGCCACCAGAGGTGTAGATAATACAACTGTTCAAACTCATGCAGCAGGGTCTGATGTCTATAAGTATGAACTTAATGGAGTATCTCTCACAAGAATCAATACTGATCTCAAGATGCCAACCACGGCTGGTCTCCAAGAGAATAAGACATTTGACAAATATTACTTGACTATCGATCGTCCTGCTGGAAGACAGACTGGCGATAAGCAACTTTCTTTCAAAGATGAAAAGACTGCTGGTGGAGAAGGTGCATGGGCATCCAGAAACCTTCAGTTTAGTTCTTTCACTCCAAGATTCTTGGTAAGCACTCCTGGTCAAAATACAACTGTTAGTGCAACGGTAAGAACGACTTCTGGTACAAGTCAAAGCGGAACAGAAGCATCGTTCGTTGATCAAGGATTTGAAAATATCGTTCTAGACCAACTCAATACATTCGATACTCCAAGAATTGTGGCATCGAGAGTTAACGAGACAACATATCTTGCTGATCTTCCAAAGAACAGATCGTTTACTATCGGAATCAATTTAGAGTCCGGAAACAAATACTATTCACCTCAAGTAAGAACTGACGTTGCTAATGTAACCCTGCAGAGAAATAGAATTGATTCACCTATCAGTGACTATGCAACTGATAACAGAGTCAATGCTCTGAGAGATGACCCTCATGCTAGTGTTTATAACGGCCCAAGAATTCAATTAGAGAATCCTGCAACTTCTCTGAAAGTTCTATTCGGTGCTAATAGACCAGACACCAGCGACATTAGAGTTCTCTATAGATTGTTTAGAACAGATTCTGGAGAGACAGATCCTACATTTGAACTCTTCCCTGGATTCTCCTTTGCTGATACACAAGTTCCTGATGGAACACCAGATGTTAGAACACCACCCAGTTTCGGTAGTGAATTCATTGAACATGTATTTACGGCCGACAATCTTGATAAGTTTAATGCTTTCCAAATCAAGATCGTGTTCGCTGGAACTAACGAATCCGAACCTCCAACACTGAAAGATTTAAGAGTAATCGCACTTGCTTAATTATGATTAACCCACACAGTTTACTGCTAGAATATCACTACGGTAATGCTGCATCAAATCTGGTCTCTGTAGAGGGAAATCCCTCTTTGAAAAGAGACCAGAATACAAATGCTATTGTCAATACAAACACACAAAGTTACGAAGAATACATTCGTAACCGAGAAAACAGACAGGCACAGCAAAGCGAAATTGATAGTATTAAACAAGAAATAGCAGAATTAAAATCACTCATACTTCAAGTTCTGAATAAATAGTTCAGATCTTGGTATGACGAGTAGTAATGGCTGTTTACGTCGCCAACCTTAATATTAATAAAGGTGCTGACTTTAATGTCACCTATACTATTGAAGACCCAACTACTAATTCTCCGTTAAGTTTAGTTGGGTATGCTGCTTCTGCACAGTTGAGAAAGACGTATACGAGCACGGGTGTAACAACCTTTACTACTTCAGTCACGGATGCCGCCAACGGTAAGATTACTATCGCCTTGTCGGACGCCCAGACCTCCGCTTTAAAAGAGGGGAGACATGTTTATGATGTCATCATTACATCGCCCGCATTATATTCTACACGGGTTGTTGAAGGAACAGCTATTGTTCGAGCTGGAGTAACCAGATGACAAACTATTCAGTAAGATTGGGTTCAACGAACGCAATCAAAGTAAGATCAACATCATTAGTTGCAAGTGATACAAATTCACTTGCTGGATTATCAGATATTGATATTACAACTAATGGTCTTGCTGATGGGATGGTTTTGGTCTACAATGCAGCTTCAGGAAAATGGCAATCAACATCTGAGATAACTGCAGGCGCTTCCCGCAACATGACTATTAACGGAGGGGTCTTCTAAAAATGGCATCAATCATCAAGATTAGACGTACACTGGGAGTTAGTGTACCAGATCTAGCACCTGGAGGCGAAGGTACAGCCCAAGGTGAACTTATTTACGTTTACGACAGTAGCAATGTAGGTTCTGGTAAGACTTACAGAAAACTGTATATTGGTCACCCAGATGGCACAGCAGACGCTCCCATCCCTATTGGTGGTGAATACTATACAGATCTTTTACCCGCATACACTGCACTGCATGGAACTCTGATTGCGAACAAGGCAATCGTTGTAGATTCCAACAAGAAAATTAATGAACTGAGAGCTGACAACGTTCAGATCGCAGTTAATGGCACTGGCGAGATCGATACCGATAGCGGCAACTTAACACTGGACTCCGCTGGTGGTATCGTTATTATCGACGACCAGGCAACCATTCAAAATGGTATGCGTGTTGAGGGTGGACAGACAGAACTCAACACGATGTTGTATGTTTCTGGAATTTCCACATATAACGGTGAAGCCAAGTTCAATACTGGCATCATTCCAGACACAGATAAAGGTGCATATATTGGAACCTCTGGTAGAGCGTTCAGTCAGGCATATGTCAATGACATCACGATTGGTGTTGCCAACACAACTGTAATTGGAACAAGAGCAGGACAACTGTTCTTAACAGCATATGAGAATCTGGTTGTTGTTGATGACAATCTAACTGTTACTGGTCTGACCAGTTTTGCAAGTGGTGCCACCATGACTGGTGTGGCCACAATTACTGGACAACTGGAAGTTGATGATATCGTTATCAACAGCAATGTCATTTCGACAAAATCTAGCACTGGTATTCTATACCTGGATCCTCATCCGGGTGCTTTAAGTGCTGGTGGTATCGTTGTCATTAAAGGTGATTTGCAGATTGATGGATCTACAATCTCGGAGAATGCAACTACAGTTACCGTAAATGATCCTGTAGTTAGACTTGGAGATACGAGTTCCGAAAGAACAGTAGAGAGTCAGGTTTCTATTGGTGCAACAACACTGACACTTGATAGTGTTGTAGGTGTTTCTACTAGTGATGTTGTAAGTGGAACTGGAATTGCAACAAATTCTACTGTATATTCAGTCAATACTGCAACCAGAGTTGTTACCCTTAGTGCACCAACGTATCAAACTATTGGTGCTGCATCTACAATTACATTCTCTCAAGGAAGAGCAGATACAGCTGATAGAGGTATTGAATTTGAGTATATCTCTGCTGGACTTGGAACAACTGCTACGACAAGTAGAGGTTACTTTGGTGCTGTAACAAATACAGTTTTATCAAGCACTGGAACAATTACTACAACTGCTAAGTGGACATATATTCCACAAGCAACTGTAACTGGTAATAGCTTTACTGGCGTAAGAGGTTTCCTCGATATTGCTGGTATTTACTATCAACCAAATGGAGAAAATCCATATGATGGCCCCAACGGTGTTGCATACTTTGATTCAACTGGATTAGTAAAATCTGGTGTCGCGACAGACAGTGGTATTTCGACTTCTAACTACGTTCTTACAACTGGAACAGACGGAATTCCTATTTGGACTGATACAATCGATGCTGGAACTTTCTAGTGGAGTGAAGAATGGCAAAACCAACATCAAAACAAGAATTGATTGATTATGCTCTAAGGCAACTAGGTGCTCCAGTCTTGGAGATCAACGTTGCTGATGAGCAATTGGATGATATTGTCGATGACGCTATTCAGTTCTTCAACGAAAGACATTACAATGGTATTGAGAGAACATATCTCAAATACATTGTAAGTCAGGATGATATCGATAGAGGAAGAGCAGGTGGCCCTGGAGATGCTGGTATCACAACCAGCACAACCTCAGCAAACATTGCAGGAATCACATCTTCCTTCACTTTTTACGAAAACGGTAACTTCTTACAAGTTCCCGATGCAGTTCAAAGTGTAGTAAGAGTCTTCAAGTTTGATCAGAGTGTTATTAACTCTGGTATGTTTAGTATCAAATATCAGTTGTTCCTGAATGACTTGTATTATTTCAGTAGTGTTGAACTTTTGCACTACACAATGGTTAAGTCATATCTGGCTGATATTGATTTTATCTTGACACCAGATAGGCACGTAAGACATAATGTAAGACAAGGTAGATTATATATTGACATGGATTGGTCAGCAGCTGCTGCCGGAACATATATTATCATTGATTGCTACAGAGCCGTAGATCCTCAAGAATTTACCAAAATATATAATGATAGTTGGTTAAAGAGATACGTTGTTTCTCTCATTAAGAGACAGTGGGGTCAGAATTTAATCAAATTCCAAGGCGTCAAATTGCCTGGCGGAATTGAACTAAACGGGCGTCAACTTTATGATGATGCTGTGACTGAAATCACCAGACTTATGGATGAATTCCAGTCTACATACGAACTTCCACCTATGGATGATATTGGATAATGGCACTCAACCCATTTTTTCTTCAGGGCACAGCTAACGAGCAATATCTGATACAGGATCTCATTAACGAGCACCTGAAGATTTATGGTGTTGACGTTTATTATTTGCCAAGAAAAGTAAAGAATATCGAAACCGTTTTACGGGAGATTACAACTTCCGAATTTGATGATAACTTTCTCATTGAGGCATATGTAAATAACTTTCAAGGATATGGAAAGAATTCTGATGTCCTTACAAAGTTTGGAATAAAATCTACCAATGAACTATCTTTAACACTTTCCAAAGAAAGATTTGATACGTTTATTGGAGAGTTTTTAGAAGCATTTACTGATGATGAAATCATTTTAGATCAAAGACCAAGAGAGGGAGATTTGATTTTCTTCCCTCTTGGACAAAGACTTTTTGAAGTTAAGCATGTTGAATTTGAAAATCCTTTTTATCAGTTAGGTAAAAATTACATCTATGAATTATCTTGTGAACTCTTCGAATACGAAGACGAAGTATTCGACACAAGTGTTGAAGAAATTCAAGATGCAATGGATGATGTTGGATATATCACACGTCTTGTTCTGACTGGAACAGGAAATACGGCTGGTGCTAGTGCAGCAGCTAGTGAGTTGGTAACAGGACAAATTAGAAAGATTCTTGTTACCAATGATGGTACTGGATACACAGAACCACCAATTATTACAGTTGCAGCTCCTCCATCTGGAGGTACTCCCATTGCTGTTGGTATTATTACCAATAAGAATGGAATATACTCTCTGAAAGAAATTTTACTGAAGAATAGTGGTAGTGGATATCTTGTTCCTCCTGTTATTACCATTACTGGTGGTGGTACTGGAGCATCTGGAGCGGCTGCTACTGCAGTTTTAACTGATACAGGTCTCGTAAGCGTCACAATAGGAATTGGATCTGAGGGATCTGGTTACTATGGATCTGCCCCAATTGTAACTGTTGGTGGCCCAAATACAGCATACGCTGGATTTACTACCGCATCTCTTGTAGCAATTAAGAATCCTTTAACCTCTGGTATCGGATCTATCTATATAAGAGATGCTGGTATAGGATACACAGTTGGATCCGCTGCCACAATTACAATTGCAAATCCTCCGATCATTACTGGCGTGGGGACATTTATTACCGACGAACTGGTTACAGGACAAAGTTCTGGTACAACTGGAAGAGTAAGATCTTGGGATACTGATACTAAGGTATTGAGAATTGTCGCTAATAGTGGATCTTTCTACCCAGGAGAAATCGTTGTTGGAGCTGCATCAAGTGCAACTTACGCAGTTGTGTCTTATAGCACAGATAATGTTGAAGCATCTGGAACTGGCGCAGACATTTTCCAGAATGATGAGATTGAAGACGAAGCACTTGGAATTGTAGATTTTACTGAGTCAAACCCATTTGGTGAATACTAATGTTAGGACAATATTACTATCATGAGGTCATACGAAAGACAATCATTGCTTTCGGTACGATCTTCAATGACATCCATATCAAACATGATGATGGGTCTGGCGGAACTGCTAGCAATCTTAAAGTAGCAATTGCTTATGGCCCCGTCCAAAAGTTTCTTGCAAGAATTGAACAGCAACCAAAACTAAACAAGACTGTTGCTTTAACTTTACCAAGACTGTCATTTGAAATGACTGGTATTAATTATGATCCTTCTAGAAAACAATCCATCACTCAAACTTTCAAAGCATCTGATGGCACAAATCTGAAAAAGGTTTACATGCCAGTTCCCTATAATATTGAGTTTGAACTTAATGTTTTGGCAAAGTTAAATGATGACGCTTTGCAGATTGTAGAACAAATTTTACCATACTTCCAACCTTCCTTTAATATTACAATTGATTTGATCAGTTCAATCAATGAGAAGAAAGACGTTCCGATTGTTCTGGAAAGTATTAGTTTTACGGATGATTATGAAGGTAAC